GCAAGGGCGCCCATCATCCGCAGGGTGAGCGAATAGACGCCGTTCCAGGGGCATTCGAAGGCGACGTTGTTGCCGTCGATGCACCACAGGAGCGGGATGCCCGGCGTGGTGCGGGTCAGGAGAAGCTCAGGCGTGACCATGCGCAGGGGCTGGCCGCGACCGAAGCCCCACTCGATCCAGAGGTTCTGAGGCTCGCGGAAGCCGGCCGGGAGGGCGACGAACCGAGAGCCCGAGACCGTGGACAGCGCCGCGTCCGTCTCCACCGTACGCTGGTCGAAATGGCTGTTGATGTCCGCTTCGGCCAGCTTGATGAAGTCGGGGATGGTCGCCGTCAGGTCAGTGCGGTTCAGGAAGTCAGCGACCGCAGCTTGAAGCTCGGAATAGGTCGCCAGCGCCACGGGCCTATTCCTCGGTCCAGGTCAGAGAGACAGCCCCGCAGGTTCGGGGCCTTGTCGTTCTGCCAGGTGTACTGGAGCATGGGCCGGTCAATGGAGCCGTTCGCCGCCGGGGCGAGGTTCAGTCGGCACCCGTCCAGCATGGTCCCTGCGCCCGCCGTCGCGCCCGCCGTCGCGTAGTGAAAAAGGCTCGCCGTGGAGGTCGGGTCCGTGGTGTCGGCGGCCGTCCGGGTGATGGCCGTAGGCGTCCCGCCGGTGTAGCCGCCCGTCCGCTTGAAGACATAGACGCCGATGTTTGTCGCCGTGGTCGCCGCGCCTGACAGGATCACGCTCTTGAGGCGGATCAGGCGCGTGGCCGAGCCGCTGAGAACCACCAGGTCATTGACAGCGCCGGTCGGGGCGAGGTCATAGGCGAAGGCGCGGTAGGTGTTGCGCTCAGGCTCGTTGTCGGCAGACGGGATGAAATAGGTCTGGCCGCCAGGAAGGTCGCCCCTCAGCCCGCGCGCACCATTGCCCAGGGTATCTGCGAATGGAGGCATGTTCGGTATCCTTAGCCGTAGAAGCCGGAGACGGTTTGAAGGGTCGAGCCCTCAGCCTGCTTCCGGCCTTGATTGTTGATGTCGGAGACGAGGGCGCCATAGAGCGAGGCCCAGGTAGACAGGCGGTCATCCGCTTGCAGGTACGGCGCCGAGTGCATCGCAGCGCCGTAGAGGTAGACGTCGGAATGCCGGGTCAGCACCCAGTTGGTCGGGTTGGTCGCACTCAGAGCCGGGATAAGCTGGCGATAGCGCAGACGCGCCGCCGTTGCGGAGCCCGGAGCCGGGTTGAAATAGAAGAAGTCGCCGGAGATCGTGTAAGCCGTGGGCGTACCTGTCATGATCGCCAGGTCGTCCAGAATGTCCGGCGTGACGTACTCGACCGGCGATCCCGCCCCGCTATTGATCCGCAGGGACTTCACGCCGCCAAAATCCGCCGGCAGCGGGTAGGTCTCGCCCGTGATTGTGATGGTGGTCGTGACCTGCATCTGCGGGCAGTCCAGGTCGCGGTTCAGGGCCGCTTCGCAGAGCGAGATCCAGTTCGGAATTTGAGCGGCAAGGTCGGACCTGTTGAGGAGGTCGGCAATCGCCGCCTGCAGCTCCGAATAGGTTTCGATGCTCATCGAAAGCCCCCATCCTGCAGCTTGCCCAGCCGGCCCTCAGCCGTCCGCAACCACATGTACTCGCTGGAGTTCAGCTTCTCGGCCAGCTTGTGTGCGTGGTCGGGATTGAAGGCGTCCCACCCCTCCTCTTCCTTCCACTTCTGGATCAGGATGAGGGGGATGGAGGCGACCCGGCGCATCTCGCGGGTTTCGGTGTACCCGTCGTTGAAAGTGGCCTGGCGCTTGTTGTTCTCCAGGACGCTTTCGGTCTCCTGGACCCGCGTGATCGTCACCGATCCGTCAGGGTTGTCGGTCCAGTACTTCCGAATGCCCTGCGGGTTGACGTACCACGGCTCCGTCATTGGATTTCGACGAAGCCCCGATCTTCCAGAATGTCGGCGGTCGACTTGGCGACCTCGAAGACCTCGCCCTGGGCATAGAACTCATCCCCGAGATCGGGATAGTGCTTGCCGGTCGAGATTTTGTCCGCACCCCGCTTGGTCACCCGGACCAAAACCACAGGATCTTCAGGCGGCGCGAGCGCCATTTCCTTGGCGGTCTTGCGCACGAAGGCGGAGGTCTCGTCGGTCGCTTCAGTCATGGGTTCGTCCTTTGGCTTGCGGACGTAGGCCCGCTTCTCGGTCGCTTCAGTCATGGGTCCTTGGGGAAGCGGGGCGGCCCCGTTCAGAGCCGCCCCTGGGATCATCAGGACAGGTCGGCGATGACGCCGTTGCCCCGCTCGTTCCGGCATTCCAGCGTCGCCTCGCCGACGATCTGGAAGGCCAGAGCGTCACCGGTCTTGGCGAGGTCTTCAGCCTTCATCGGACGCAGCGTCGAGACCGCCCAGAACTTCGGGTCGATCAGGAGGCAGTCCCGCGTCAGGCCGTAGGGATGCGGGATCAGGGTCAGGTTCCCGAAGTCGGAAACGTAGACGTCCGCCGCGCCGACAATGTTGGCCTGGCTCTTGCCGTCGCTGTCCACGCGGATATCCGCAATGCCGGTGAAGCTGGAGAAGGCCTGCTTGGTCGTCGGGCCCATGTAGGCCTGAGACGGCTTTGCCCCGTTGCCAAAGCCGGTCGCCAGAACGGCTTTCAGCAGGTTCTCCGTAAAGGTCCGCTGAGTGCCGTTGGTGGCGGCGGCCACAACACCCGCCGAGAAACCACCGTTCGAGCCGCCCGAACCGCGCGAGACGTTCGAGGTCAGCCAGGCCAGGGCGCCGGCATGGGTCCGGGTCGCACCGCCGAGGGAGGCGAAGTTGCCGACCATCCGGGCTTCCATGTCCCGGGTGGTCTCGATGCCCTTCAGGAGCTTCTGACGGGAGACCGAGCCGGACTGTCCGGCCGACTTCACAGTCTGCTGGGTGTTCGAGACTTCACCGACCTTGGCGTAGATCTGAGTGAAGTTCCCGACCCGGGTCGTCAGGTTGGGAGCCGAGTTGTTGTTGAGGTTCTGGTTGCCTTCGGTCTGGGCGTTGGCCGGGTTCGGAGAGGCCAGGGTTTCGGTCTGCCACTCGTGGTAGGTCGCCGAAGCCGTGGTCTTGCCGATGTTGGCGATGAACGGAGTATCCTCCGCCGCCACCCGGTAGATCATATCCGAGAGGTCTTCCCGGTTACCGATGTTGTTGGTCGTGAGCTGAACGCTGGTATTCGCTGGCATGTGCCTGGGTCCTTATCTTCGTGTGGCGCGCTCTCGCGCTTCCATGAGGGCCACGGCGTCATCGAGGCTCTTGGTCTGTGCGAGCCGGTTTTCGAGACGCTGGATTTCCCTCTGTTGTGAATTGACCGGACTGGCGGCGGCGACGGGCGCCACAACCTTGACCGGCGGCTTGTTGGGGACGGTCTTGGCCGCTTGGGCAGCGGCTCGGGCCTTGGCCTGGCTCTCATCCCAAAGGCGGGCTTTGTTCAGGATCAGCAGTTCATCCGCCGTGGCGGACATGATGACGTCCTGGGTCAAACCGTGAGTGGTTCCATAGGCCTCCAGAGCCCGCAGGCTCTCAGGGCTGGAAAACAACTCGGGCGCCTTGGCTTGGAGATCGTTGGCCAGCTGCTGAAGGTGCGCATGATGCGCCGCGATCCGGGCTCGTTCCTCCGCAGCGCGCACGCTCTGGAGTTCGGCCATCTCGGCGTCGTACTGCGTCTTCAGCTGAAACGCCGCTTGCGGGTCCTGGGCGGCGTACTCCTGCCAGGCCTGCGGCGTCCAACCGTCCCATCGAGACTGAAAAGCCCTCTCCGCGAGAGGAAGGGCCTCCATGATGCGCTCGGCCAAGGCGTTGAAGCCCTGCACCTGCGTTTCGGCGGCCCTTCTCGCTTCTGCGGCTTCCTGCTTGACCTTGGCCGTGATCGCTTCGCGCTTGTTCTCCTGCTCCAGCACGATGCGCTGGGCTTCAGGAGTCAGTTCCGCGAAGTGGGCCTTGGCTTCCGCATCCCACCATTGCGGAGGCGGGACGGGTTCGGCCTCAGCCGCCTCCGTCCCCTCTTCCGCTGAGGCCTCTTCGGCCTCGCCTGCGTCGTCGCCGGGCGCTTCGGCCTCGCCAACGCCTTCGCCCGTGGTGTCGGGTGAATGTTGAGTGTCTTCTGCCTGCTCGACTTCGGTTTCAGGCGCGGACGCATCCGCCTCGGGCGGCGCTTCCATAAGCGCCACCGCCTGATCAAACGTCAGGGTATCCGACATGAATTGTGCCTTGAGTGACGGGCTTAGAAGCCCTGTGACTTCAGTTCGGCGACGTGCTGCTCGTAAGCGCCGTCCGCCATCAGCGCGGCCAGTCTGGCGCGCACCTTCTCAATACAGCGGGCCTCAAGGAACAGTTGCTCCCGAATGGCCGTCTCATGCGGCTCCGTCGCCGCCAGTTCGTCGAGGATCGACCGGCGGACGTACTCAAACGCCGCGCCGGTCTCCCGAAGCTCGATCTGGGCTTGCATCCCTCTGGCGATGGCGTCGCTCATCCCGGATCGCCCCCGACATAGACCTCACCGATGTCCGCGCCCGAGGCCCCCAGATCGCCGCCGTTGGGAAGCTGGGTCTGGAGCGCGATCTCCGCGGACATCTGCTCGCGCTTAAGCTGCATCTCAGCCGCAAGCTGCTCGCGCTTCAAATCCAGTTCGGCAGCCAGCTGCTCGCGCTTGAGGTCAAGCTCGGCCTGCGCCGTCTGCTGGTTCATCTGGAGCCGCGCGATCTCAATCTCGTGCGCCCGGTCCATCTTGGCCGCGTCCAGCTGTTGCGAGGCCTGCGCCTTCTGGCCTTCCAGCGCCATCTTGGCCTGCAGCTCGACAAGCGCCGGGTCCGGCCCCTGCTCCGGCTGCTGCGGCGGCTGGTCGCCGGGATCCCGGAAGAACATTTCCGGCGACTTGATGCCGGCCTTCTCCGCAAACCGGTTAGCCGAGTTGAACAACTCGCGCGGCGTGACCAGAGGTCCAGCCATCCCGCCCTGCGCCTGCACCGCGTCCCTCTGAAGCGCGATCACCCGGTCCATCACCGCCATGTCGTAATCGCGGCCACCCGAGCCCAGGCCGATCTCAACGCGCATGTCCGTCCGCGAGGCCCACTGCGACGGGTTCACCGCCACCCACTTCCCCCGCAGGCGGGTGATCCGCGCCTTCGAGGCGGACTCCCGCAACAGCGCATGGACCCCCAGGAACATGTCCTTGACGCCGGTTTCGGCAAACGTCCGGGCGATCATGCGAATGCGCCGGGAGGCTCGTGACAGCTGGGCGAGGGCGCCGGCCTTCGTCTCGTGCAGGGTGTCAGGGTTCAGGCCCTGAGCGGCGCGGACAATCCCGGTCCGCTCCTCAGCGACCGTAGAGAAGTACTCCAGATGCTGCAGCGTGTTGAAGTTCAGGCCGACGCCCGAAATTGCCGTCACCGCCCCGCCGTTTTTGCTTCGGACCGGTACCCCAGGCTCATTGCGCAGCAGGTCCGGCACCGTGTTGGCGTTAGCCCGGTCTTCGGCAACTTCATATCGCTGGTTAAGCGCGAAATACCCCGCGTCCATCGACATCCGCTGGAGCTGAGACTTGATCTTCTGAATGTCGATCAGGAAGTCAGCGAGGGAGTTCCCATAGAACCGGTGCGACACCGTGAAGGGCGTGATCGACGCCAGCTGTATTTGGTTCACCTCCTGCTTCCTCAGCAGGATCGGGGCGGACGTACCACCCGTCAGGACGCAGTAAATCTTCTCGCCGTTGTCGTCGCGGAGCCGGACATAGTGCTCCACCACCTCCACCTGCCTCAACAGGCGGGTTGACGCGCTGCCGAGCGCTTGCTGGCCTTCCCGAACCGTGTCCCGGGCCTGCGGCACTGCATTGCTGATCGTCGCCAGCCACTCCGGCAGCTGATCGACAAGATCAGGGTCGATGCCCTGGTTAATCAGGTCCTGCGCCCGAGGCCGGGAGCGCGTGGCGCAGTACGTCGCATCCTTCAGCCGAACCGTGTCCCGGGCGACGGTGATATCTTCCGGCGCAACGGCAGCGATCCGGACCGCGCCGTCTTCCTGCGGATAGCGAAGCGTGAAGTCGTACAGCTGCTCACCGGCCAGACCGGTTTCGGCCTGGTCATCGCAAAGGCGAGCGTCAACAATCTCGCCTTGCTGGGCAGCCGCTTGTAGCTCGACGGCGGTCTTGCCCTCAAAGCGCTCTTCCTTGGGCTGATCGCCCTCTTGAACCCACCACTTGAAGACCCCGGTCTTGGCCTGCAGGGCGTCCAGGATCACCGTGTTGAAAACCGACCACCCGTCGTTCTCGTCGAAGATGACGTAGCGAAGATAGTCCGTCTCTTGCTGGGCCGCTTCCTCGTCGTCCTGGTTCCGGGCCGCGAACGACACCACATCATCGCCGCCGGTGAAAATCTCCAGCAGGTCCGGAAGGATGGCCTGAATGCCGTCGCGCACGTCCATGGAGACGGCCTGCGACCGATTGGGCATGGCCGGCACGTCCGGCATGGAGCCCTTGTAGTACTCCAGCGCCAACTCGCGCTGACGGACCAGTTCCGCATCCAGGTCGAAGCCGACCGAGCGCCGCTGCTCCGAAACGACCAGGTTCAGAAGCTCTTCGTCATCCATGCCGGGCTCCTAAACAGTCGTGCCGTAGTCCGGCATGGACAACGGCAAGACGCCGCCCTTCCGTGGCTCTTCGTAGGCCACGGCCAGAAGTCCCAGCGCGTCGGCCGCATGGCTCGACCAGTCGTGCTCCGGGCCAAGCCCGACGTTTCGGTTTGGATCGCGCTTCTCGTGATAGGCCCCGAGGGCCTTCAGTCCGTCGCGCGTGGTCTCTTCATGGAAAAGCAGCGAGCCGAACAGTCGACGCAGCGCCTCAATCCGCAGCATCGCCGCGCCCCGGCCCTGATTGGCGACAATCTGGGTCTCAAAGCCGGCGCTGCGGACGTGGTCCTCATACCGGACCGCGCTCACCGCATCGCGCTGCGCACCATCATGCGGGAGGATGCACAACGCATCGCCGTGCCCGCGTGACCTCAATTCGTTGATGTAGTAGGCCAGCGGCTGACCCTGGCCCTCGATGTAGTCGATGACCCGGATTTCCCGATCCACCCACTGACTGATCCAGATCGCCGTCGAGTCCGAAACGCCAAGGTCCCAAGTCGCCCGCTTCTGAACGAGCGGATCTGTCGGAACAAAGCCGATCCGGCCCTCTTCCCGCGCCTTCGCCAGACTGGACGCGTAATAAGCCCCGTCGATGGCGGTCACATACCCGCCGCCCCAAACATGCTCCGCCTTCGCCGGGTCCGACTGGTAATCGAACTCCATCTCGGCCTTGAGCGGGCTCTTGTCGAACCACGGGTTGTCCCGCCAGCTGACCTCGACCACCAGGCTGTCCGGCGGCGGGCCATGCTCACCTCGGAACAGCTTGTCAACCGGGTCGTGATCGAACTCCGGGTTCCAGCTGAACCACAGTTCCGAGCCCGGCTTTCGCATGGTCGGGCGGATGATCTTGATCGACCGATCCGAGAAAGCCGACGCCTCTTCACCCCAGAAAATATCAGCGCCCTCAAGCGACTTCACCGCGTCCGGGTTCCGCCACATGCCGATGAAGACAAACCGCGAGCCGTTGGACTTGTGTCGAATTTCCGTGTCGAGAACGTCAAAGACGCCAGACAGGCCCAGCGACCTGATCTTGTCCTCGATCAGCTGCTTAACGCTGTCCCGCAAGGACTTCTGGATCTCGCGGGCGCACACCACCCGAAGACCACGCTGCGCCGCCATGATGACCAGGGCGGTCGCGAAGCTATGCGACTTCGCAGACCCCCGGCCGCCGTGAAAGGCCTTGTAGCGATGAGGTTGAAAGAGCCCCCGGAAGGCCGAGGGTATTTCAATCTCAGACAAACTTCACCGTCAGCTCGTGAGGCACAGGCCCGCCGTCGGGCCCGGACACCTCGCTGACCACCTTGTCGCCGTACTTCTTCGGAGCCAGCTTCGACGCCGTCCATTTCAGCGCATCCATCCGCAGGCGACCAATGGCCGCGTCCGTCGCCCTGAACGCCTCCGCCCTGATCTCGTCGGCGTAGTGGTCCGCCTGCTCTTCCCTGGCTCGCGCGTATTGGAGGCGGAACCCTTCACGGTCCCTCAGCCATCGACGCACGGTCCGAAGGTCTGGATAGCCCTCAGTTGCGCAGATCTCGCGCAGGCTTTCGCCGTCCGCCAGCCGCTCACAGATGTCGTCAGCGCGTTCCTGTGAGAAGCTGGACGGTCGGGCCATGGTTATCCTCAGTAGGTATCCGCAATCGGACCCCAGTTGGTCGTGAAGGTCGTTGGAGGGGTCAGAGCGGTCAGGGTGGCGAAGGTCTGTCCGGTCTTCCGGGTCGTGGGGAAATTGCCCAGGAGGTGACTGCGGAAGCGGGCGCCGGTGTTGTTGAAGCGGAAGCCGATGAAATAGTCTGCCGGGCCCCGGGCGAGGTAGGGGGCCGTCAGCGGAATACGCTGATAGCCAGCCGCACCAGCCTGAGGCGTCGAAGCGGTCTGAGCGACGATGGAGCCGTTGGAGTCGTACAGAATGCCGATCACGTTCCCGGCGACGAGAGTGCCGTTGAGGAGGGCGAGGCCGGTGATGAGGCTGTTCATGGGGATGAACACCTCAGAGATGTACTCTTCGGTGATGACCGGGGTTGTGTCCGTGCCCTCGGTTGCAGCGGTCACGCCGACTCCGCCGGTGTGGTAAATGGTAGAGCCCTGGAAGGGGAGAGCGGCGTCGATGCCGCGCTGGGTAACTCGTGCCATGGGTAGTTCCTTTCCGAAACGCAGGATTGCGGGAAATTGGAGAACGTGGGGATCGGCCCGCGACTATCGCTTACGGGTCAGGGTTGCTTTGCGTGTGTGTCGCGCTGTCGGGGCCGAAGGTGTGAGGGCCGGGCCTTTCGCGCACCCGACCCTCTCCGGCCGTTGCACCAGTCGCCGACCGGCTTCCCGCGCGGGGGAAGGTGATGGGGATTGCCCCGCTCGAATCGCCCCGGTTCAATCCGTGGGGCAATTCGTGGGGCAATTCGGAAAAAGCAAGGGCCGAGGTTTCCCCCGGCCCTGCCCTACAGCTCGTCCAGAGGGGGTGTGCCGAAGCAGTGACCGTTTCCTCTGGCCCACCTTTTAGGGGACATTGGCCCGCAGGCACGTCCCAGCTAAACCGATCCGGGGTAACGAAACCGTCCCGCGCTATCGTCTAGCTATCTGAACCCTCGCGGGCCAGGAATTTCCGCCGAAGCGGGTAGTCGAGGACGCCACCCACGCCGAGGCGTGAGGACAGGAGCATACCGCGCCAACTAGAAATGGCAAGGGCCGAGGTCTCCCCCGGCCCGTCGTCGGCGCAATTCGCGCCTCTAAGGATGGAACGTGCTTCGCGCCCGGTGATTTGTCAAGCGGGGCGCGTGGAAACCATCCCAAAAAAACCATCCGGGGCCGCGATAGGCTGAGACGGTTTCTTGCTGCGGAACGCCTTGTTCAACCGTTTCCCGGCATTTCTTCAGCAAAAACAGCGCAATAACATTTGCTTGGGTTTTGATTGCTGCCGCCTGAAACTGCCCCGAAAAACTGCCCCGGCAATTTTCACCCCGGTGCAGTTTATTCGGTTCCGGCGCGCCTGCTAACCCAGCGCCTCGTCAAGCTGCTTGGTCATCTCGTCCTTCACCCCGTCGAGGACCCAGACGGCCAATTCGTGCTGGGCGGCGGTGGTTGGCAAAAGGGACCAGCCGAAGGGTATCTCCCCAAGGCCGTTGCACAGGGCCGTGCGGATCAGAACGCTTACCGCCGCCGAATGAAGTTCCGGCAGCCCTTCGTCGGCGATCACCACGCTCAATGCGGATCGAAGCCCAAGCGTCTTTGCGAGGTCGGCTCGCAATTGCTCCCCGAACACATGGTCGAGGAGCGCCTTGGTTTCAGTGTCGATGTTCATGTCGTTTCCTTTTCGCTTCCCATATCCTGGGCCTTGCGGGCGATGGTCTCGGGGTCTAGGGCTTGGATGTTGGCGAGGATTCCTTGGGCGTCGTAGCTTAAAGAGCCGAACCACTTTGTGCCCTCGCCCGACGCAGCCTCCAGTCCTAGACGGATGCCCTCTAGGCGGGCGGCGTCGATCAGGTTCTGGTTTGCCTCGCGGGCAAGACGGGCGGCAATTTCGCCAACGCCAATGACGTCGTCGCCCTGCATACCCTCGTCAACCCACTGTTGGTAGGCCTGCTCGGCCAAGTCCGTGTCGTGCTTGATCCAGTCAGTCATGTTGCGCCTCGCGGGCGATGGCTTCGGGGTCAATGTTCAATATCTCGCGCAGGTCGTGGTCCTGCTTCTCTGCTATCTTTTCCGCCGCAGCCTCCAGCCCTAGTTCAATGCCCCGTTTCAGGGCGGCTCTGGTCAGGTGCTCGTTGAGGATGCGGTAGCGGAGCTTGTAGTCCCAGGCAATCCATCTGGCTAAATCACGATCATCTGCCCGATAAAGCTGGCTGACCTCCACCCACACATCATCCGCGACCGGCTGGGGTCCGCCGTTGTGCTCGATCCAGTTGGTCATGCTACCTCCCTCGCCCTCACAGGGGCCTCATACACCCGCCGCAGGTTCTCCAGCGCGGCCCGCACAATTGCCGGCTGGGCATCCCTGCCCGTCACGCCTGATACCCGCTCCACGATGCCGCGATACACCATCGGCCTGTCCTCCTCGACTGTTGCGACCGCAAACGCCTTCAGCAGCTCGCGGTCCATGGGGCCAACCTTCGCCAGCACCCGCTCCACCTCCCGGCCCGCAATAATCATCCGGTCCGTCACCAGTTCCGCCGCGCCTGTCCCGCCATCGACGGCTTCCATCCGTCCGGCTGATCCCGCCAGCCCCTTCCACGTTGCCCAGCTTTCACAGAAGCGCATCGCCGCGGCGTGGTGGTTCGGGGTGATGGAGCCCGAGCGCAGGAGGACCGTGAAGACGTTCGAGCGCCAGGCGCTGCGGATCTTGCCGTCCGGGCCGATGTTCACTTCGGCGCCCATGGCTTCGAGGCGCTGGACCTCGGCCTTGGTGTTGGCGCGCTCGCGTTCAGCGGCGGCGGGGTCGTGGGGCTTGCGGCGTCGGCTCACTTCACCACCTCCAGCGCGCTCCGCGCCGCTGTCCGGGCGATCTGCTCCAACCTCGCGGCCTCGGCCTCAAGGCTGTCCGCCTGCTCCCGGCGCCGGAACCAGATGTCGGGCATCTCGCTAGGCTCGCGCGTCTGCGGTCCTGCGGCCTTCCGCTGCTCCATGGCCTCGATCCGCAGGTGACGGGCCTTCTCGCGCAGGGTCAGGCCGTCGAACTCGCCTTGCGTCAGGGGTCTCCAGGGCTCATAGGCCAAGGCGTCTCCCCGGACCTCCGGCTTGACCGCATCCCGCACCAACGGCTCCAGTTGGCCGGGCGTCGGGAACCTCCGGTCCTGCCCCAGACGCCAGCGGCGGCAGGCCGTCAGGATGGCCTCAATCGGGTACTCCCGCAGGTCCTCGACCCACCCGGCCACCCACATGGCCCGCTCATCCGGGCTCATCGCCGCCGGGCGGCAATGCACGGCCAAAGCCGCCAGCGCCTCACTGATCTCGTTCGCCTTAGCCATCCCAGGCAATCCCCATCCGTTCGAGCTTTTGCTTGGCCAGGTCGTTCGCCCTGGCGTGTTCCTCGGCGATCCGGTCGCCCAGCGAGACCACCACGCCCCGGCCCGCGATGGCCTCGCCGACCTCCAGCGGTCGGGACCGCGCCGAAACGCTGCGGGCAATCGCGCCGTCGAAGTAAGCCCAGCTCTTGATCGGCTCGGTCGCTGCGGCGGTCAGCACCTGCAGGGCCGGGATGACATCCTCCCGCCAGCTGGCCCCCGCCCGCTTCCATGCCGCCATGCGAGCGGCAGTCGTCACCAGGCCCGGCGTTCGCGCCGGGTCAAGCATGGCGCTGTTGACCTCACGGGCGGCAAGCACCGCGAGGTTCTCGCCGACGGCAGGCCAGTCGGTCGGAGGTTCAAGGGCTTCATTTCGAGGGGAAACATCTTCGCGCCCCCGCGCGCCTAAACCTTCACCACCTATATCTTTATCTTTCTGGTTCTGGTTCTGGTTCTGGTTCCGGAGCAAATGCTCCGTTTTCGCTATAGCGAGATTGGGTGCATTTTCGTTGTTTTCGTTGATGTTTTCGCCCGCACTCGCTTTCAGGGCCTTTTTTGCCCCGCTCTGGGCCGCACGTTTCCGTTGCTCAACCCGGTCGGTGTAGCGCTTCAGTTCGACGGCCACCCGCTTGTGGGTCAGGACGCCGCCGCGCCGGGTGAAGAACTCCAGGACGACCGGCTTGACCTTCGCCCATTCGTCGGCAGACAGCAGCGTTAGGCGGGACAGGCGCTCATCGTCGGCGGGCAGCTTGCCGTTGGCCCGCCACATGGCCATGAGCAGCAGGAGGTAGGCGCCATGCTCCACCGTGCCGAGGTGGCCGGTGTCGGCGCGGTATTCCGCGACATAGAGGGGCATGAACGGCGGCGCGCTCATGGGTTGCCTCCCATCCGCTTCTCGTGCGCCCGGATGGCGTGGAGGATGGTGGTGTGGTCCCTGCGGAGGTATCTGCCGATCTGGGGCATGGAGAAGCGCCGGTAACCGCGATAGTCGCGGAACTGGTAAAGCCTCCAGGCCACCTCCTGCCGGGCATAGACGTAGAGGCGCCGCCGGCTGTCGCCGAGGATGTCGCGCGGATCTATGCCCCGCGTGGCTCCGACGTTGCGCAGGACGTGGCGCACCAGGTCCTTGCCGGTCAGGGCCGGGCGGCTGTCCACCACGGGCAGTCCGTAACCGGGGATGCAGCCCACCTGATAGGTCAGCATCAGGCGTACCTCCGGAAAAGCCGCTTATCGAGGGGCGCGGTCGGGACGTAGGCCATGCGACGATGGGTCAGGCAGTACGGGCTCTCGTCCGCTGTCCGCTCACCGCAACACAATGTATCGGCGCCCTCGCCACCCACGGGCCAAGCACAAGTGAAGGCGGGCCTGTCCGTCAGGCGCAGGCGCTCGCCCTCGTTCAGCGGCGTGAACGCGGCCATGTTTGCGGGGCGCCAGGGCTTCTGAGAGCCGCCGACGATGGAATACACGCCATGCCCCGTGTTCGCCTTAATGGCCCGCTTCTCGGCCTCTAGGCTGGCCTTTGCCGCGCGCGGAGCCCGAGGGGCCCGGGGCTCAGGCCTTGGCGCGTCGGATACAGCCTTGTCCGGGCGCTTGTAGGCCGGAATGGCTTCACCGGCCTCGGCCAGTCGCATGAGCCGTCCAATCACCGCGTTCCGAGACCTGCCGACCGTCCGGCCGATCTCGGCGCGGGACTTGCCTTCACGCACCAGCCGCAGGGCGAGGGCATCTTCCGCCGGGGTCCACTTCTGCTCGGCGGTCGGCATCACGCGGCCCTCTTGAGCGGGAAGAACACCGGCGCGCAGGGGGCGACACCGCGCACACCCACGCGCTTTTCCGACCAGGCCATGAACCCGTTGGGGTTGGCGGCGAGGATGGCGTCGAGGTGCTTCTGGCAGGCGGCCTGAGTGTCCTCGGGCGTGTAGCGCAGTTCAGAGCTTCTCGCGGCCCGGCCCTTCTCCTGCTGCGGGCTCATGCCCATCAGCACAGACCAGCGGCTGCGAACGCCGTCCACCGACCGGCACATCTCCGTGGCGATCTGGGCAAAGGTCGCACCCTCCGCCGCCCGCTCCATGAGGAGAAGCTCCTCCTGCGGGGTCCAGGGCCTCAGTTCCGGGTCCACCCGGCGCAGGCGGTCGGCGACGGCGCGTTCGGTCATTTCGAGGGCGAAGGCGATCTGCCAGCGGGGCAGGCCCTTGCGGCGCAAGGCCAGCAGGCGGGCGTCCTGTTCGTCAGTCCATTGATGACGGGGCATTGTAGATCCTCACTCTCAGATGGCCGGGTTTGACCGGCGGTTCGACGGCCCACATGGCGATCCAGAGGCGGTAATCTTGGATCGGGGCCTGCGTCGGCAGTTGCGCCGCGACGGCGCGGCCGGCGGCGAGGATCCAGTCCCGATACCGCTTGGACAGGATCACCCGGCCGTTCACCGCCCGCAGGGTGCGGTTGACGCTGGGCGGATAGGGCAGGGTCAGCTCGATCACCGGACGCCCCGCAGGCAGTCGTGAACGAACTCGCGGCGCTCGGCCTCGATGTGGCGGACGGCCCTGTGCTTGGCGCGGGCCTCGGCGATCCGGCGGTCGAAGTCAGCTAGCCGGGCTTCAAAGGCCGAGGGCTGGCGGCGCAGGCGAGACAGGAGGGAACGGATCATCGCAGGCCCTCCAGCGTATCAGCCAGCGCGTCTGCGAGGACGAGGAGCCCCTTCGCCAGCAGGTTCACCCCCGCCAGCAGGGCCAGCGTCGGGAACAGGGCCAGACACAGCGCGCAAATGGCGCACCAGCGCGCCGGTTCTCTGAGCCACCTCAAGCTGCTTTCTCCGTTCGGTGATGAGGAAGTCCTCGACGCTCTCGCCGATCACGGACGACAGGACCGGCAGGGCCACTGCCCAGCCGCCCGCCTTCCAGACCTTGTCGATGGTCGCCGCCGAGGCCGTGGCCTCGATGACGCCGCGCGCTTCGTCGGGGGAGAGGTTCCACTCGCGCTCGACCGCCTTGCGGCGACCAATCGGCCAGCGGGCCTCGCAGTAGCGGGCCAGCGCATCACGCGACTGGCGCAGAAGAGGGAGGATGGGGAAATTCGCCCCATCGCGACCGAGGATTTCCATGTGTGTCACCGTCACTGTTGCACCTCAGGAGGTGACGAGTGACGGACTGGAAAGAGGACGCTTACGAAGCCGCCCGGCGATGCTGGACACAAAGCCGGATGGAGACTGACACCGAGACCCGAAAGGCCCTGGAGCGGGCTGGAACCCGCTTCTTC